TTCCAAGAAGAGTCCATGCCTGATCTATTAGATCTTTTATTATATTTTTTATTACTCTTACCATTTTCTTCCTCCTCTTGAACCTGGTGAATTAGCTCCTGAGCCTCCACCAGAACCTCCTCCGCCACCCGTGCTTCCTCCACTTGCTCCTCCTGCTGCAACCGCTGCAGCGTTAATTGCTGCTCCTGCTGCTACAACTGTTGCAACAACCATATCTGTTGCTTCTTCTCTTTCTGCCTCAGTCATGTCTGCCCCAATACTTCCTAGTGCTGCCAATGCTGCTCCTGGGTCTGTAAATGCTGCATTCAATAGGGCACCTGGATCTTGAACCAATTCAATATTTGCAGCAACAGCTGCTGTTATTACAAGAGCATTTCCATTTTCATCAGTGCGAACTTCAATTGGTGTTGAAGGTGGAAGATCTGCATATGAAACTCCAGAAGCTTGAACTGCTGCTGCTGATACAGATTCTCCAGGTTTAAGATCTTCAAGCAATGCATCTACGAGTATTTCTTTTTGCTCTTCAGTTAATTCTTTTCCATCTTTTGCATCTTCTGCTATTTCTTTTAGCTCTTCTTCTTTTTCTTTAGCTTCTTCTGCTTTTTGTTCTTTTGCTTCTAATTCAGCTTTTGCATTTTCTTCTGCTTGTCTAGCAGCCTCTGCTTCTGCTTCTTTTGCTTCTGCTTCTGCCTTAGCATTTTCTTCTGCTTGACGTGCTGCTTCAGCTTCGGCTTCTGCTGCTTCAGCTTCTGCCTGTGCTGCAGCCTCTTCTTGTTCTGCTGCTTCTTGTGCTGCTTGTTCTGCTGCTTCTTCTGCAGCAATCCTGTCTGCTTCTGCCTGTTGAGCCTCTGCTTCTGCTTGTGCTGCAGCCTCTTCTGCTGCTATGCGATCTGCTTCTGCTTGTGCTGCTGCTGCTTCAGCTTCTACAGCTTCTTGTTCAGCTTGTGCTGCTGCTGCTTGTGCAGCTGCTTGGGCTGCTGCAATTTGTGCTGCACGTTCTTCTGCATAATAGTTTATTGTTACTTGGCCCACATTTGTCATTGCAATCACTGCTTCATCTACTTTTGTTATTGCTGTGTTAACAAGGGAATCGGCTGCTTGAATTGTTGCTGTAGCGATTTGTGTTAGTTGATCTAAAACAACAATTTCGTTTGCTTTTATAATAGTTTTATCAGCAACAATTGCTACAGCAATTTCTTTTTCTTCTGTAAGAGTTGCTAAAACTGCTGTTTCTGTAGCAACAACTAATGTCTGGTCTGTAATTTGAGCAGTTAAATCTTCATTAGTTACATTGGTCATTGGCTTTACCGCTTGACCTGCAATCTCACGAACACCAATACGGGGGCCGTTATGAAGATTAGTAGTATTTCCTGCAACGGTTCCTACACCAGTCCATTCCCCTGTTGTTGGATTGACAGTCATTTTCCAATTTACATTTGTAATAGGTCCATTGGGTTGTGCAAACTTATGCAAATTCCAGTCGACTTCTAAGGTAGTTTCAGTAGTGGTTATAACAGTTGAAGAACCATTTGCGTTATCGTTCATAAAGTCACTGCCAAATACAGAAATATGAGGACCTGCTGGAAAGTCCCACCAATTATAGTCGCCATTACCAAAGGTTATTGTTGCTTTTGAAGTCACATAAATTTGGCTGTTTGTTCCTTGACCTTCATAAACTGTGTTACCCATTTTTATGTCAAAAGGCGTATTAATTTTTGTAAAGCCGTCATACATAGTTGGAAGTGTTGTAGTAGTAACAGTGGGTGTTTCTGGAGCTACAGGAGCTACATAACCTTCTGTTGTATAGGTCTTGCTGTCTGATGGAGTGTTTTGAAGATCATTTAATTCTGAGGTTTCTGTAGCAACTACAGCAGTCTGAATCTCAACCTCTTGTGTTACTGTATTTAAATTTGTTTGAGCATTATTTAAATTTGTTGTTGCTGTGGCTACTACTACTTGTTGAGAATCAACTGCAAATTGTGCTGTTGTTGCAACTGCTACTGCTGTCTCTGCTGACTGTATTGCAGCATTAGCTTCTTGAACCTTAACTGTTGCTTCAGAAACCGCTGTAGCAATAGGTTCCTGTGTTGTGGCAATTGCTGTAGCATCTTGGGTGTTTGTATTTGGAACGTTAGCCTGAATTATTGTTACTATTACTGATGCCTGAGTTTCTGCAGCTTGTTGAAGAGCTATCTGTGCTGCTTCTATTTTATTTTCAACTATCTCAACTGTAATAGGAGTAGCTATAGCAGCAGTATCAGAGACAGGGTTAGGATCTAATGGAGAAACCTGAACGGTTGTCTCACTAGCATGTGCATAATCAGCAGGAGAGAATATCATCCAAAGTGTTAAAAGCAACCCCACTAATCCTGTTTTGATTAGTATGTTTTTAATTTTTTCTCCTATTAGTTTGTGGTGGTAACTAATAGTCCTATTATATCATTTTATTCCACAAAAAAGGGCTAGCCCTTAAGCTAACCCTTTAATTGTTAAACTAGATTACTTTTTTAGTGCAACCTTAGCCTTTGGATTCTTTTTGTTCCACTTTGTAGCAAGTGCATTGTATTGTGTCTTGTAAGCTGCTGCTGCTGCTGCTGTAGCAATATCTGCTGAAGCCTTTGCTGCTGCTGCATCTGCTGAAGCCTTTGCAATTGCATCTGCAAGTGCCTTATCTGCTGCAATCTTATCTGCTGAACGAGCAGCAATTACTGATGCTAGTTCTGCACCAAGTGCTGCAACTCTTGCATTAAGTGCTGTAATTGTTCCATTAAGATCTGTTACTGCAAATGAGCCAACAACTGCCTTAACTGGAGCAGCAAGACCTGTTACTGCTGTAGCAGAGGCTGCGCCTGTTGCTGCAACTGTTACTGTTCCAGCAACTGCGACTGATAACTTTTCAGCCTTTGAGCCAAGTGTTAGTGTTGAATCTGCAGTTACATTTGCTGCTGTTGATGTAATGATTGACTTTGAAATTGAGGCATCTGCCCATGTTCCGCCAATAAGTGTTGCCGTTACTGTTTCTGCACCTACTGGGTTACCAAATACGTCTGTTACATTTACTGAAACTGATGGGATTGTTCCTACTGCTACTGCAGATGGAACTGATAGACCAACATTATATGCTGATCCTGCAACACCCTTAACATAAACAATAGTTGAATAAGCACCATTTGTAATGGTTACTGATCCAGTATTTGTTGATGTTGTAAATGCATACACAGTGATTGCTGAACCTTGTGATGTTGCTGAATGTGATGTTGTTCCTGCTGATGCAAGAACTGGTGCTGTTGGAGCATTGTCCAAAGCAAGAACAATCTTAACTCCACCTGTTGATACAAATGAAACTACTGTTCCTGTATCTGCAGTTGCAACAAGTGCTACAGCGTCTGCTGAGTCTACCTTGTTATCTGCTGGAACGTTTGCAGTTGCTGGTGCAGTTGCAGTTGTTGCATTTGCTGATCCCGCTACCGTTACTGCTAGAGGTGCTGCACTTGAAGGTGCAACTACCAATGCTGTGCTAGTCAGGGCTGCAGCGATGATTAGCGATATTTTTTTGAATGAATTCATCTTTCTCCTTGTTAGTTTGTTTATATTAGATTTAATTTATCAAGAAAATCTTTAACATCGTTAGGCATTTCTCGATTCTCTAATTCTACCATATCCTTTTGCTTTTGTGCAAGTCGTGCACTAGAGCTCCAGGTATGGACATCTATCTCTATATTAGTATTCTTTTGTGTGTGAGAAATAGCACCAAATACTGCCCCACATACCGCATCTGCTAAGTCTTTAGATTTTTTACGTGGGTGGTCTACCCTGTTACCCTTCATTATTTTTAATTCTGACATTTCTTCAAGCAGTATTGGGATCATAGGAATAGCAACACGCTCTTCATAAATCATCATAGCTAAATCTTCATAATGTTTTTTAGCAACAGAAACAGTTTCAGTTCTTATTCCAACTGCCTGTAATTCATTTTGAATATCAAATGACTGCCATCGGTCAAATGAAACCATGCCTAAATTAAAACCTTGTCTGCGTAAATTCATAATCCATTGTTTTACTTCTGAAAGATTTACTGGGCCCTCTGCTCTTGGCTCCCACCATGCAACGGCATCAACAACAACAATTGGGGCTACCTGCTCATAATCTTTAATTACTTGAATGCTTACCCATTTATCCACATGGGCAATTGCTACCGCACACTTATCATGTTTTTGTGCAAGGTCAGCATGAATATAATAAACCTTATCTGGATCTGGCTTAAAGGTTTCATCAAACCTTCTAAATGAATCTAATGGATTTCTAGAATTCATACATCTTTCTAGCTTATCTTTTTGTTTAAAAAATGCATCAGAAGCATAGGTTGGCATACAGGCAAAACGCATCATAGCATCACCAAGGTCTGTATAAAAAGCTAACTTAAAGTCTTCTATTTTACGTGTAGGATTTACTTCCCACGTAGGTCTTTTATATGCAAATACTCTTGGTATTTTGTATTGAAGTATTGTATCTTCATCCCACGAAATTTCAAACTGATTTCCTGGATCATCATGTGGCAAATCTTCATTCATTATAAAAGTATGTGTGCGTTCAATAGTTTCTTTTTCAGCAATAACTCCTTCATACCGCTGAGAAATAAAGTCACCCTGATAGCGTGGGAATGAAAGAAGAACTACTTTACCTAAATCTGGAAAACGAGAATCTACTGTTCCACGGAATGCTTTATAAATATTATCTGCAGTCTTGCCTTGTTCATTACCAGTTCCAACCTCTGTAGCAAACCCAGAAATTTCATCAAGAACTGCCATAAGTAAGTTTAAACCTTCATGAGATTCTCTTTCTGAGTGACCAGAATAAACAGTTATGCCCTTATCAAATTCAAATGAGTCTGCTTTTGGATTATACTTTCCAGCAAACCAAGGTGATTTTTCAATTTTTACTCTAAAACCTTTAAAAAAAACATTCTTAGCCTGTTGTGCGTTAACAGCAACGTTAATAATATCAATAGCATCTCCTGGTGGTTTACCAAAATAGACTGCTGGATCTTTAAGACATAGAAGTTTGTATACTACATATGCACAGGCTACTGTTGATATAAAGTCTTTACCGCTACCCTTACCAAGTTGAAGTATTAGTTCATTTTTAGTATATTTATTAAAATGTTTTGTGCCTTCTACTTCACCAATAAGGTCAATCAAATCTTCTTTACGATAAATCTGACTCATAGCTTCAACAATTTCATATTGAATGTCAGATAAAAGTGGTTGTCCTAAATACTCTGGAGACTGAACAAATGTTTTTACATCTACAGGAGTTTCAACAAAATGATTCTCTTTTAATACATCAAGAAACTCATTAAACATCGTGGACAATTGTAATCACTTCACCCTCTTTTGCAATAGACGAAAG